TGTTGGGTGTGCGATGACATTAAGTCTGGTCTATTCTGGGGTGGCGCATATCTTTCGCTTCGGTTCGCCTGTGTATTGACAGACGGCGGAGGCGACCCCATATTTGGTGGGGCAGGTGAAGAATCATTGTTACCTCCTGGCATAAAATTATTCATAAAATTTCCAAATCCTGGATTTGATTCGCCCATACTATTTACTGCCGCTTGACTAAATTGTTGCATCAATTCAGGGTTCTGTTTCATTATATCATCCATTCCTGGCATTGCGGTCTTAAACATCGTATTTGTCATATGAACCATAATACCAGACCCAGCAAGCTGGAATAGCAATTTCAACTCTGGTGCGAGCTTAGCCTTTGACCTATACTTTTCATGCAATTCTCCAAATATCTCGTCGTAATCCGTTATATTTTCATTTACCTGCTCTGCAAATCCATCCATTTTTAAATCAAATGGGTCAAACTTATTATTTAAGAACTCTACACCCGTTACAATAGCCATTAACATCTTTCCTTGAAATTTAACACTATTACTCTTTTCTTTTTCCGAAATAATCATTTCATACTCTCCTTGTAATTCAGTTAGTGGAGACTCCATTGTATATTTCTTTGTTAAATTAGCACCCTTTCTCTCTAATTCTTCTAGCCGTCTAAGATATTTAAATTTCTCCCTTAACAATTCTTCTTTTGTTAAAGCTGGCTCGGTTGCAGCTGATGAGGTTGGGATATTATTAAACTTTCCATAACCATCCCATGATTTTGACTCGGTAAACGCATTTTTTACAGTAGCCTCTCCCACCTGGGGGGGGTCATTCACTGCTTTTGTATCAGAAAACTTATTCATTTCTTCAATATTTTTTAAATCGCTATTGGTATTCGGTATTGTTTTATCGGAAGTAGCCTCTTTACTTATACTATTAATTGCACTATTGAATATCGCAGACCTTGTATTTTCAACAGATTTTACTGTACCAATATCTTGTGTTAGACCATTTAATTCATTTTCTAAATCACTCAACTCGCCCAATCCAATATCCGATGACGCTGTCTTTTTCTTTTCATTCATCAATAATTCAATTCCGCTACCAAAATTTACAGATGGCTTATCGGCAATTGTGGTGTCTAAATCAATAACTGATTTTTTATCGTCCGCTGCATTAATATCAATGACAACATTTTGTAAATCACCCATTATACATGTTTAAGAACTTATAATTTTAAGTGATACGCATTATATATTATATTATTTCTTTTATGGATATTTTATTAATAGAATCTAAATACCACAACCCTTGCAACAAACTGTCAGCCATATCATCTTGTTTTTTTGATTGTTTAAATATATCTAACCATTTTATATTATTTTCATTTCTATTTATTTCTAAAATATTTAATGTTATATCAATACATAATTTCTTTCTCTCATTATAAGTAGTTTTTTTTTCTATAAATGGTTTAAGCTTATTTATAGCCGATATATACTGAATATTATGAATATTTTTCATAATAAAATATTGAGTTATCATTCCTTGAATCGAATTCATTCTAGTTGCGATCGGACTAATCTGATTTTCAATCAAAATTGTATCAATATTAGTTAGGTCTAAACAATCTAATTTCTCTTTGATTATTATACCAACATCTATTAAACTAAAGTCTTTACATTTATTTATTCCAATACAATCCCAAACTTTGTCTTTCAAAAAAATTTCTATTATATTGGATAAAATATTCTTCGCTGGAATTTTATTATTTACTTTGGAATATGATATATCATATTCATCTATTATACATAATAATTCATTAACCGTCATTCTTTTATATTTAATTAGAGACGGGGGTGGTATCTTATATTCAGTCTTTTGTGCGTGGCATTTACAATATAACATGTCATTCTTTTCATATTTTGCGTTTTTTGTACATTTTATATTATTTGATATATAATTACATTGTTTAACATCATTATTGCATAAATTTATTCGTTCCCAATGCTGTATTGTATACATTGGTAAAGTATTTGTAGTTTCCAAAACACATATTCCTAAATTTTTGATCCCAACATCCACGCTTAAT